CTTTCGCCAGAGTCTGGATCCCCGGCGCATGAATTCCATCATCGTTACTCAGCAATATCCGCATTTAAACCATAACCATTTGATTTGATTAAAACATGACTCACCGAGTCGCTTTTATTATCCTGTTAATTGTCCTGTTTTATTTTTATTACTCTATTTTGAGCATTAAACAGTCCAACTGATTCATTCTAACGCTTTTTCATTTATCAGATAACTATTAGCATCCCCAGTGCGCAACATTCTTTTCCCATCCCCGGGACTTCATCATTACATGACAACTCTGTTTATCAACGTTGATTACAGTGATGTTTGTCACGTGGCGACAGCATGCCTCGTCTAATTTTCGACCGATGAATATTGCGCCCTGCTAAAACAGTAAACCCTTGCTACCCTTCGCGTTGAGCAGATTTGGAACCTCAATCAGCTTTTCGCTGTGGCGCAGGATGTCGTAATCGCTGAATTAAGCAACTGATTTATTGCGCTAAAGTTATCAATATTAATGTCGATAAGTTAGTTACCCTTGCCTGAGCGAGGGAGTGAAAATAAGACTACCGTTTTTTTTGCCCGCACCGTGCGGGCTTTTTTTTCTTTTATTACCTTTACTAACGCCATGTAACGGACAGAATCAACCGTAGCGACGGTGCGTTTCCCTTTCGGGCCGATGCGTAGTGCAGCGTAGAACGCTGGACGGATATCAGACAGGCGCGGCACATGACCTCCTTCTTCTACTGTATTTGTATACAGAGTTTTTGCAGAGGAAGGAGATCATTACGAAGCGGTATAACAATAACTGTTACTGAGGTTTAGCTGGCCAGTTAATGTCAGGAGCAGTGTCAGTGTTAACCCTGTTGATCTGGATACGATATTTTTTCCATGCCAGCAGATCTGCCGCCTCCTTCTCAGTAGCCATATCAAGATCAACCGCATCCTGCCGCCAGGCTATTTCATTATCAGCCTCGCTTCTAAGGGATGAGCGTTGACGCTCAGCCTGTGCAATCAACTGCTCCTTAGTGGGGGACGGAATGTCTACCCAGACCGGCAATCCCTGTGGACCGCCAGCGCGCATTTTTCCATCCGGTGGAAGCTCAATGAAAAATTCCCGGAATACTTCAGCTGGCATTAACACTGCATCATCCGGCCAGGCGCCGGATGCTTTATACAATTCAATGTCACTTTCCGAGTACGCGCCATTTGTATTTGCTGAATAGTAAAATTCGTTCATCGTCCAAACCCTATAATTCTTGCCTTGGCAGAAATCTGCCCCCAGTTATGTAGTTCGACCGCCGAGTTTGAAAACGCGCCCGCAACGATATTTCCCGCTACCGGATTCGCTGAAACAGCGACGGGCAAAGCAAACGCGAACAGACACAGAGTAAATGGATATGTCCAGTACCCCGCACCGGTGGTACCCGCTGATACCTGCCCGGAAGTTTCCAGCCACTGATATTTAAAACCATTGGGTAGTTTCAGATACCCGTTTGAAGAATTGCCAACCAGTTCATAGGCTGACATATCAGGTATCTGGTTTGCGCCTGTCCCTACATCAGCGCTTGTTAAAATCTTACGAACAACGAAAGTTCTGGAACCTAACAAACCGGCGACGCGAACCTGGTAGTAACGGTAATTTGCAGATGTTGTGGTTGAGTACATAACCTCAACATGTCGCGTACCTCCCTCCGGACCATTTACCCTTATAAGGGTGTTATATGTCGGCCCTGGTACATCTAAACCAGCTGGAATGTTTGTCATGTTGCCTGACTGAACCACATACAGCGCGCCTGTAACAAACTCAAATGTTTGCCAGTCAAGGGAGCTAAGTGATTGAAGTATATTTCCAGAAAGACCAATCCCCATGGCATCAAAACCAAGGTTTTTGAGACCATTTTTAGTCGTTAACACTGGTGTCCATTTCGCCGATGGCGGGATACTCCCAATGTTGTCGTCGACAAGAGAAGAATACGTCTCACCGCCACGAACACAGAGGGATCCTTTGTAATACTCCTGGGTTGCGTCCCACTCTGGAATTCCCATCTGGTGCTGGTAAGCAATAAACTGGCTCAGTGCGTACATTGCGGCGTTGAAATCTTCGAGAGAAGGATTCTCCGATGGTCCGACAATTCCCCACCCTCTCAGAAATGCAGCTGTTACCTGCGATGTTAAATCATCTGCCTGTGTTGTCTCGCCAAACAACGTTCGCTCGAGTCCCTGAGCATTAGAACCAAATGCGCGAAGATTCCCTGCATATCTCTCAATCTTAGACATGAATTTTCCTCGAAAAAAAACCGCCCTGGTAGGCGGTGTTAAATTTGCTGGCAAAGCCTCTGGCGGCCGGGTTTCGCGAGAAACCGAAAGTCATTCCGGGGGTCACTTGGTAGAAATAGTCGTAGCGGACACCTGCCGGCTTCGGCAATAGACCGAGCCTGACAATCAGTCTCAGCTCGTCAACCGATACCTGAGAAGAAACGTTTAGGGCGAGCGTCATATCCTGACGGTCCGTGACATACGCCCTGCCGTTAAATGCTGCCTGTATAACGTCCTGCAGACTGACGCGGTCTTCAGACGCGATGGTCGCTGCAGCTGCGTTCCTTGCTATTTTCACTCTCAGAAACCGTCGGTACTCATTATCGCCAAGCTGATAAGGTCCGTAGGCAGGTGCGAATTTGCTGTAGAACGGCGCGCCAGAGTATCCTGGGTTTGATTTACTGGCGAAGCCCGCTGAATTTGTGTGCCCCTGAAATCCAAAAAAAACTTTAGCCAGTGCCTCAGGAACGCTGCGGGGTAATCCAACAATGCGACCTATTACGTCGAGTCGGTAGCCTGTAACGCTATCAAGGTCAAAATTAGACGGGTTTCGTATAAAGTCAGCAATGATCTGCCACTGTGCCAGCATGGCCTTTATTTCGGCCTTTGCTTTGGGCTTCTCCCAGTACTGCTTAATGAGCATCAGTGTGTAGCGGTTAATGATATCGTCATTCACGGGATCACCTCGTCAATATCGATATTGGCTACATCAAGGGTGAATTTTCCCTGAAAGCCAGGGGATAGCTCGGCATCAGTGAAGTCCTCACCATCCATACTTATCTTTAGGTTGGTTAACACGAAATTAACCCGACCAACGCTGTAACCATTTTCGTAAAATTCGTTGGCATCGATACTTTCACCAATGTGCATTACACGCTTTGCCAGTGCTTCTTTCAGGGTGTCAGTATCGACAGGTTCGCTGGTGACCTTTCGCTTAGCTTTAAGCTTGATGTGCAGAGGTTTATAGACCGGGCGATCAAACCGGAGGTCATGGGCTATCAGCATGGTCGAGCCATCGGGTCGGACGACGGTCTCAACGTAACGCCCGGTTACGCCCCCCTTTGTTCCCGTACCTCCTCCTTTCTGCTTTACCATGATCTCGACAATTTCTGATACCGCCCCACCCTCTACCACAAGCCATATTGAGTTAGCAGGAATTCCTGTTGTCGCGTCATCAGTCTTTGTATCGTTCTCTCCAATGTTGAGATCAGTTACTCCTGCCAGTTGCGCGACCTTCGCGAATATCGCGCCGGTGCTACCCGTTGCCGGATTCTCAAGAGAGCGATTCCGGCGCTGGCGAAATTGTTCCGGTGTTTCTTCATCCCTGCCGACAACCACTTCAATATCGGAGATGATGTTTATAATGCCTAGTTCAGGAGTCAGTTGAGTAAACGTATCACTAACCAGCCCGGCCACCTTCCCAAAGTTTTGGGCAAAGAACGTCACTGTTGATGTCCCTGCAGGTACTGTTACGTCTTTACCGACAAACCATACCTGGTTGGCCTGATCGCGTACTCGGTAGCCGCTGTATAAAAGAACGGGTCTGTCCGTTGTCACTTTCAGATCCCGTTGAGAGCGCGAACCGGGACGCAGGTAAAGACCATGCAGTTTTGCAATAACCTGCTGCATATCCCCGGTATTAAAATCTGGGTCCATCTGCGAATAAAGCCATTGCAGAGCGGCTTCGATGTCTGTTCTGGCCTGAGCCTCAATAGCGACGCGCTGACCATCCGGAGAATCCTGGTCTAAGTCAATGTCCTGACCGTAAACAACCTTATAGGCATCGCTCAGCGACTGGAACACATCCCTGAATGTATCAATCTCCAGCCCGTTATTATCAAACTGTAGTGCCATCTTTTAGTGCTCCGTTTATCGGGATGGTGATCGACTGATTATCAAAGACGGTTTCAATACGCATTTCTATGTGCTGCTCACGTGTTTTTTTATTAACCAGCATCGATAAATGAATAATTCGCATAACCCCATCCGTTGCCAGCGTTACGCGTTCGATTTCGCGCAGTATTTCCTGCTCGGTGTTTTTCTCCGATAGCAGATATAGCCAGTCGATGTTGTCATCCATATTTAGAGGGTTATCGTTTTTAAAAGACCGCACCCGACACTTCACTTTTTGTGCAATGGCCGCACCGCCGGTAATATAATTCGCCCGCCCGCGACCAAATCCCCAGTCATCATTATTATCCAGTGCTGAAACAATCATGAGATCCCCGTAATGATGCCGTTAGTTACAGTGATTGTTTTTCCATCGTCGCTCCTGAATGAGCCCGTCACACCATCCTTTCCAGCCGTCTGAAGCGTTCCATACCTCATCTGGCCCAGCACCTCACACTCTTCAAGCGTTGTTTTACCCCCAGCCTGCTCCAGGTCTCCGGTGAGATACATCGATCCTGTGTGGTCAGAATCGCCCTGAATCATGCGACGGATGGTCGGGATGCTGATAGCCCGGGCCTGAGGGTTTACTCCGCACAACGCAAACCCGTCAGAGTAGTCGTGCATGCGCATCTCAAGTGGTGATACAAAGTCGCTACCGGCATACCAGGCGTCATAGCAGCGCTCAGAAATAAGGACGAGACAATAATCACCTGTCGAAACTGGCTCAGCAATATAGCTGCCGCCGCCTTGCAGGATAACCGGGGGAACTTCGATAAACTCAGGCAGTTGCTTGCTGTTCCCTTTCACAACCCGGTTAATAACTGGTACACAACTGATTGTTTTAATATTTACAGCGGTGATTTTTGCGACAACAATGGTGTGCACGTCAGCCAGCGCGAATTCGACGCCCAGACTGATAGTGTCGTGAAGTTCTTCGGTCATGTGCTACGCCTGTAAAAAAACCGCCGAAGCGAGGTTAGATGATGTCCTGCAAGGCCAAAAGATCGCTGAACGCTACACGGTCGTTATCAAGTGAACCTACGGCATCGTTTAGATATAAGGAAAGTCACTCATGGGATTTAAGTTCAGAAAGCGCATAAAAATTGCTCCCGGTATTTCAATTAACATCGGGAAGAGCGGGATCACCAGTGCAACAATCGGTAAGCGTGGAGCATCGCTAAACATCGGAAAGAATGGTGTAAAGGCAACGGCTGGAATCCCTGGCTCTGGATTGTCTTACACGACTGGTAATCTACTCCCCGGGCACAAAGAGACCTCATCTAAACCTGGTGATAGTGAGTCAGGGGAGACCACAGAGCGGCTTGGTTTCTTTGCCAACTCAACGCAATTCGACAACGATCCGAATGAAACGCCAACACCACCATTAAGGCTGGTTTTAACAAACAAACAGTTTAGGAAACTTTCCATAGAGGAAAAAAAGGCATTCAAAGACGCCGGTGGAAAAGTGAGGTTATCTACTGGCGAAAAAATATTTTTAATAGTCGTAATTGTTATTGCTCTGGGCTGGCTTTCACAAAAACATTCCGCAGAAGGTAATAAACCAGAAGTTACGCAGCAAGCTTCAGGTCAAACTAATAAGTAAATATCAACTTAGCCTCAAGAACCCCTACTCAAATTGCAAAATAAAGAAGGTTAATGGCATGCACATGAAAAAAATAATCCTCTCATGCATTTTTCTGTCATCTTTCCCAGCAGCCGCCGGGCCTTATGCAGACATCGCTAAAACAAAATTTGAAAGCGAAATGACACAAGCCATACAATCTCTGGATACGACAGAAGAAAATAAAAACAAAGTGATTGCATCGCTTCCTCAAACTGAAAAAGATCTTCGAGGATTTGTGAGAGACGGACTCAAAGAGAAAAAATCTTGCCTGAAAATAAAGCGTGACTTTATCGCTCACGAAAAATCTTTGCCGCCGGAGGAATCAAGTGGAAACACGGATTTCGATGCAATATTACTTTCAGCGGCGGCAGATTATGTCGCAACCATTTGCCTAGATATGAAATAGTCATTTGACTACTCTGTAATTCACAGCAGGCTGGCAGACAACCTTCTGATACCAGGCCGCCCCGTTATTCTGCCCGCTGGTTTCAATCTGGTATATCTTATAAACCCCGTTTAACGCGGGGTTAGTTACGCTTTCAACCGCACAAAGACCGCCGATTACCAGCATTGGATTCAGTTTTGTGTCGAACACAATCTGACCTTTCGATGATTTGGTTAAGGTACTCGAGTCGGTATCTTTTTTTCCTGCCGGATCCGTATCAGGCTCATTGGTCGGCTTTTTGGCCTTTTTCCCGCCGTCATCCTGCGCGCTAATCTTCGTAGCCTGAGGCGTATTTAGCAGGCCGCTACG